GGTGGCAAAAACACCCGCGATTCGCACAATAGTCCGATTACGCGAGTGATATAAACGGGGAAATATCATGGCAACCAAAAGACAGCGTGGCGCTGGATCGTGGGCTTATGTCGTCAAGAATAAAGCTCTGCTCGATAAGCCGATCAATCTGACATTCTATGACGAGGCCGAAGGTGATACGTACTGCGCGCACCTTGAGAAGCTGCTGGCCAAAGGTATCGTGCCTGAAGAGTTCAAGAACAAGCCGCAACCGATCGCCACCATCTTCGACTCGATCAAGCAATACCGCAATGCGGTGGCCATCACCGATGACGACCACGCCATACTGAAGTTCATCGCTGAGTCTGAGGCCGGGAAGAAAGATCTGGCCAAGGTGGATTATCGCTGGGCAGAGTCTTGGGTGAACGACCTGAAGGTGGAAGAGCTTTCCCCATCGACGATCAGAAAGAAGGTGGGTGCGCTTGCTCGGTGCCTTGATTGGGTGCTGCGCCGTGAAGATACGATGCTTGGATCTAACTCTTTAAGGGTACTGCCGAAGAGGTATTCGACAACGAGGGATGGCCGCAAGGACGTAGAGCGCGATAGGAGACTCAAGGATGGTGAGGAAGCGCGGATACTGGCCATACTTAACCGAGAGAAGCCAGAGGGCAGGGAGAGGGCTTTGGCGCTGCCTGATGCCGATGGATTGCGCCTGATGTTCATCTTGGCTATCGAGACGGCCATGCGCATGCGAGAGACTTACACGCTGACACGCGACCAGCTCGACATCAAGAACAGGACGATCCATCTGGACAAGACGAAGAACGGCGATTCGAGGCAGGTGCCGATGAGCAGCGTTGCGGTTTCAACTGTCAAGGAATACTTGACGACTCACGAAGGCGACAGGCTGTTTCCGTTCTGGAATGGTAGCCACGATCCAGACTACCTTCGGGCTACATCAATCAAGCTATCGAACCAGTGGGCGCGGATATTCAGCGCGGCCAAGTGTGAAGGGTTGCGCTACCATGATTTAAGGCATGAGGCCGTGAGCAGAATGTTCGAGCGCACCAAGATGTCTGAATTGAAGATTGCCAAGATCAGCGGCCACTCAAGCACGAAGATGCTGATGCGGTACACGCACCTTCGCGGATCGACGTTGGCCGATGAGATGTGGTGATAATGCCGCTATTTATTTATCGGCATGAATGATAAATCTAAGAAGCACTCACCAAACTTTACGACAATCGTGTACACCAGTCTATTGTGAAGGTGCATTACAGGCTTGTCGATCTGTCGCATGGCGAAGTGTTCTATGATTTCATCTACAACGGCCTGCGGCTCAGACGGATTCTCTACCCACGGAATACACACGCAATCAAAGTCACGCGCCATAGTTCCATGAGCAGCAAGTGCATAGCCATGCTTTCTCGTTATCTCTGCTAGTTGAGGATACAGGCAGACGTATGTTGGGGCGAAGTTTGCGGCCTTCATATCATGCCGCCATCGGCAAAGCTGGTGGAGTCTTACGCTTCACTGCGCCAATAGCCGATACCACGCGAGGCTTCCGCTTCTCTGCAATCATGGCCTGACGCTGATCAGCTTGCTCACGCTCAAGCCCGATCAGGTACTCTTCAAGAACTTCGTGGCGGAATACATACTCACGCCCGACCTTTGCGCAGACGATCTCAAGATTATCGACGAGCAGCTTCAGTGCTGTCTCGCTGATGTGAAGAAACTCACACGCTTCTTTTAGGCTGTAGGTTGATTTCATTTCGGCACCGTGTTTGCATCTATTAGTTTACAGATTCTCTCGTTCTCATCCTTCACACCTAGCGCATAGATGGCTTGGGCGAACTTCTCCAAGTCCTCATATGTTTCGTATATTGAAAAGCAATTACTACTACCTGTTGCGTAGCGTTCATCTAGTCTCTCTATGGTTTCTTTATCGAGTGCCATTCTTCTCTCCTTCCAATGCCGCGAGTTGTGCGCGGAGTTCTTCTACGTGCTGCGTCTTACTCCCATGACTTACTCCGTAAGACCATTCTATTCCATCAATCCTAGCCTCCAGATTTATCTTCTCAATGTAGTTGGATGGGGATGCGGTGAGGGCTTGTTTAACTTTCTCAATGTTGAACTCACACCCGCTAGGATAGACAATGCAAGTTCGCAAAGCCTCATCCTTCATAGCCACTTGAGATTGCAGCTCTTCGTACATACGCAGAATAGTACCTTTCGATGTAGCCCAATCAACGCACCTGTTTTCAGTCTCAATCAATCTAGCTTGTAGCTGTTCAATCTCTAATAACTTTTCATCAACATAATCTTGATGTTCATCTAATGATTTTGTGTGTATTGCCTCAAGTTCTATGAATAGCTGCTTGTGGTGTTCAATCTCCGCCTCAAGCCTTTGCAAGTGCGCTTGGTGTTCTTCATTGCGAGTGGCGATGGCGGCATCGTATCCAGCAAGGAATATCTTATGCGGGTGTAGTTGTCTCATTGCCACCGAGCATTCAGCAGTTTCTTGGTACTTATCCATTGCTTTAAAGCGTTCTCGTTCTGGTGTGTTCATTTTGGTTGCTCCTTATTTGTGATTAGCCACTATTGCAGCCTTGATACCTAGAAGCACATCCCCTCTTGGAAACCCTTGCTCGAAATTATTTCCAGATGGGTAGGTTGTGTACTCAATCTCTCCAGCGTTTCGATTTATGTAAACAAGATTCTCCTTGATGAATTTAAGAATTTGCTTGTCTGTGACTTCAAATGTTGTTTTAGGTGTTGCCATCTCATCTCTCCTTCGATGCAGTAGTCATGGCTTTATCAATTGCTTCGCGTAAAGTTTCTCCATGATATTTCTTCCCGTCAGTTGGGTTTCCATCGTAGGTAAATTCCAGCTCATATCCATCTACAACATATGTTATTTCAACTTCCCTGTGTAGTCCGTATTGTTCCTCCAGCCAATTCCAACGTTCAGCATCCACTAGCACTTCACCTTCTGGTACTTGTGGGTGGAGATAGAGAGGTATGTTAGATTTCTTTGTTATCGTTTCCATATACACGCATCTGTTTAGCTCATTCCACACTAGCGATGCTCTGCCAAAGTCATCAGGTTTGATGAATGCAACAGGCTCACTCTCACTGCGTAGCTTGGTGAGTTCTGCCCAGTCATGCTCACGCTGTTGGCGCAGGTTTGCGTTCTCTTCCTGCTCACAGATTAGCAACCCTTGTGTTAGCTCAAGCGAGGCTGTTACGGTGGCGAGTTGCTGTTCCAAAAGTTTAATCGTGTCCTCCACCTTCACAATCTCCCAAGCAAACTTGTCTCGATATGGTGACTTTGGTAGGCAGCGCAATAGCACATCAAATATGCTAGGCGTGATCCCTTCAACACACACGCAAACCTGCTCACCGCATCTTTCACAATGTCCACTCATTTCACACCTCCGTTACGGATAGCTTCGTGCATCTTATGCAGATGAGATTCTGCAATCCTTCCTATATGCGGAGAATTGAATTCGTTGATAATCTCTTGTATGTGGTAGTTGCGCGAATGCAGCTCTAAGACTGTCTTTTTGCCAACTGGGTTTAGCATTGCATTAAGTCGCCGCACCTCATTATTGTGTGCAGCAAGCATTCTTGCCTTATCTGCACGACACTCCTCCCTCACACGCTTCTCTGCATCAGCGTTGATGGCGGCACAAGTGGCTAGGAATTCTTCTGTATATACATCTGTTTCTAACCCATTCTCTTTCGCTATCTGCAAGCGTTCTTCGTTGGTTAGGTTCATTTCTGATACCTCTTTCTCCATTCGGCTGCTTCTTGTTTTAATTTGTCGTCATTCATTTCAATTCCTCCAAGGCTTTGCGGCAAGACTCCGAGATGCGCCAAGTAATTCCGTACTCTTGCAGGTTCTTAGCATCCTCCACCAATAACTCAACCATCACGGTCTTTGGATTTGGTGGGTTCCAAGATGTAGTATTGGCAATCCACTCTCGATCATCAGTGGCGTACATTGTCTTTAATACGCCTTGGTTGTCATACAACTTATCACCAACAAACACTGGCTTGCCTTCGACAACTGCGAGCGGGAATTCGTAGTCAAAACCAAAGTGTAGTGATGATTTATTCAGTGAAACGTCTTGTATGTATTCGCCAATCTTGTAAAAAGGCTCAATCCCTGCCTTCTCCTGCATCTCAATAGAGTCTGCGGCATCTCGTAACAACTGCGCTCTTGATGTGTATTTCATTTCGTCCTCACAGTTTCCAGTAAACAAAAGTAGCAGGATTCGTGCTGCGATCCTTCTCTCGCGTGATCTTCCCTGCATCAAGAAGATCTGAAACATACTTCTGCGCAGCCGACTTGCTGTAGCCAGACGCTTCCGCAATGTGGTCAACGGTCATCTTTCCTACGATCAGGCTCAATACTCTGGCAACCCTATCTGCGCGCTCTTGCTCTGTTCTGGACTTCGCCGCTACTGCTTGAAGGTAGCCAGCACCTCTCGATGCTTGCCCGGCTAGGAGAAGTTCTTGTGCTAGGGTCATGGGTTAGTCCTGCGTTCCGATGGTTTCGCCGCGAATGCCTGAGCAGTCAGGGCATTCACTTCCTTTTTTCATGGTGCATGCGTGGCCGCTGTTCACCTTGCCGCAATCCTTGTGGACGAATGGATCGAGGTTGGGCGCAACATAGAACGATGACTTCTGAATCTTTCCGTTGGCATCCTTGGTGAGAATCCAGCCGCGACCGTCGCAGGTTTCGCATACACACGCATCTCCATCAAATTGCGTTACGCCTGAACCACTGCAAGCGATACAGCAAACACCCTTGCTCTCATTGCTACGGCACACTTCGTCCAGCGCACCTTGCACATCCGCGCCTGACGACATCATTGCGCCCACTGTGACTACCATGATGTCGCAGTCAGCATCGAGCAGGGCGGTGCTGTCTGCGCACTGAATGCAGCTATTGTGTTCACCTTGCTTGAATGCGTCAGCGATGTTCTTCATCTCTTCAGCATAGACATTCAATCCAAGCGCCTCGAACTTCTCACCAAGCTCTTCGGCTTGAAGTCCAAGATGTAGTGACACAGCGCGCACGTTGAACTCGTTGTCTGTTCTTCCGGCTGCCTCGTTCCAAGTTAGGACTCGTTGTACGAACTCTTTGCTCATGCTGCCTCGCTTATTAGTTGTGAGAAGAATTCAGAAAGATCGTGTGGCTGAACTTCATATTGAAGCCACTTGCTCTTTGTATTTTTCTCGGTTGATATGCTTATCGTTTGGTAGTTGCGCACCATCTCGCCCGGCACCAAGAACAATCTGTAACCAGAATCCATCATCGCAAAGCACACAATGAAGTCTGCGCAGAACTCCTGCTTTTTGACGGAGAACGCCCACCGTGTTGCTTTGAATTGTTTAGATCCTTGGCGCGGATTTGATGCCTTAATATCGACCTTCTCATTGCCAACAAGAAAATCAAACTTAGATTGAAACTCACATTTGTTCTGATCCTGCGCAAACGGAACCAGCCGTAAGAATTCAACTTCAGCTCTGGCCGCAAGCTTGTCTTTATCCGAGCCGTAACGCATCTTGTCGCCAGTTACTTGAACACCAGCTTTTCGCAGCTCAACGTAAAGATTCTGCCACTTCATTCCAAGCTCATCTGCTGCCAGCTTGAGATTCTTGTGTTTCTCGTATGCTTCAATGATTTTCATGTATCACCTCAGAATGGCACATCGTCATCATCGAAGTTATCGAAGTTTCCCTTGGCTGCTGGTTTCGTTGTGTCCGTAGCTTGACGAGCTGGATTTTGTGCAGCTCCTGACATAGTGCTACCAGCTTCCGTCGTAGAGTCATCACGCTTTCCGCCGAGCATCTGCATGTTCTCTGCGATGATCTTGGTGGAATACTTCTCAACGCCATTCTTGTCGGTGTACTTCTCGGTTTTCATGCGGCCACCGATAAACACCTGCGAACCTTTTTTCAGGTACTCGCCGCAGATTTCACCGAGCTTGTCGAAGGCTGTGATGTTTACCCACTCAGTAGATTCCTGTTTCTCGCCTTGCTTATCTTTCCATTGGCTGCCTACTGCGATACTGAAGCTGGCGACTGCTTTGCTTTGGTTGGTGTAACGAACTTCTGGATCTGAGCCTAAGCGTCCGATGAATTGACATTGGTTGAGATCGTTTGCCATGGTGATGCCTTTCTATTGTTGGTTATTGTTTAAGCTGCTTGCTTCATGCGTTCTGCTGTTTCAATCACCCAATCGCAAGCCTTGCCGAAAGAGACGTTGAAGTTCTGCGCGACAAACTCGATCAGCTCGTTATCGCTTGGGCGCGATGGCTTGGTGATGGGAGTTACGGTTGCGGTTGGCGATGGCGGCGTGTTGTCTCGCATGTATTGCGCTGTTGCATTAACTTTTTGTGGCGCAGGCTCATTCTGTGCTGCCTCATTGCCGGGTAACGCTGTCGAAGCGGCCAGCTTTTCTTTTGCCAATTGCTCCGCTTCTAACTTGGCGCGCGCATCAGCTTCAGCTTGAGTTTTGATGGCTTCCAGCTTCGCAGCTTCTTCGGCCTTGTGCTTGTCTATCCGGCCATTCACAATCGCTTGGAAGGCTTCTATGCCGTTGCTGGCTATGAGTGTATGCAGATCATGGAACAGGAATATATGAGCCATAGCTGACTCTCTATACCAAAACAACTTCTTGCGAAGGTCTGCGGCTTCTGCATCGAGCGCAATCTTGATGTTGGCCAGCGCGGTATCTACTGCATCCTGCATGGATGAGAGCGACTTCTTGCCTTTGATGGCATCGGCCAGACTGTTCTTTACCTGCACACCACTCAAGCGGATCGGCTTAATCTCGGCCTCAAGCATTTCAACGTGAGCGGTGAACTTGGCTGCTGCATCATTGACGATGGCCAGCTTGCGCGCTTCTTTCTCACTCTTGACGAGCTTATCCAGCATCAGGCGCTTGTCGGCCAATTGCTTCTTGATGTGATCGAGTGTGCGCACTACTTCATCCACGGTGGACATCTGTGCGAGTACGCTTGCCTTGGTCGATTCCAGATTCGTCTCGGCATCCTTGCAGAACTTCACGGTGGCTTCAGCCTGAGCGAAGTCCTCATCAGTCACCAGCTCTGTCTTTATGTTGGCGATGAATGTGGATGCCGCTTCTTTGAACTCGGTCAGGTTTGACGCTGTGACCATGCCAGTCGCTTGCACGAACACGGAGGGCAGGGCGATGATGGCTTCAGCCTTTGGCGCTTCCTTCGGATGCTCGATCTCGCCTGCGGCCAGCTTGCGCTTGTACTCTTCAACATCAAGCTCGAACTGCGCCCAGCCATCTACGATGCGCTTACGCAGAAATCCGTCCGGCTCATACCAGCAGTGCATTTCCTCTACCAGCTCATCATTAGGATCAAATGTGGATGCCATGAATAGGCATTTATCAGCGCCAGAAACCAGCAGTTGGTGTTCCATCTGGGCGCGATACTGCTCATCCAGCTCTGCGCCAGAGAACAGCGCTTCGCGTAGATTGGCATTCATGCTCTTATGTTCAAAGATGACAGACTGATCGAACGTGATGCCGTCGAAGCTGGCGCTGTACTTTCCTTCAGCTCCGGTGATTGGTGACAATTCTTCACCTATGATTGTCTCAGCCAATGGCCGAGCAAGTGCCTCGAAGCGATGCCCGTCATTGAAGCGGCGTTGTGTAGCGTCGTCCACTTCAGGGATGATTCCTGTTGCGCGCTCTTTAATCAGGTCGTTGCGCGACTTGTACTTACTCAAGCCAAGCATGGCTGGCGCATCGCTTGCGTTGAAGGCCGTGGCGCGGTGCGCGTTCCATTCTGGAGTACCTTGAATCAGGTTAAGCGTTTTCATTATTTCTTCTCCCAAGAGTTGATTTCTTCGATTGCTTCTTTTGTGAGTACGCAGCGAGGTGCAAGGAAGTCGATAAGTGTTTTAGCCTTGGCCTCACCCTGCTCAATGAGCGACTTCTTGCTGAACTTGGTTACTTCTCCGCTTTCTCCATCCACGATGTCTGTGCCGTAGCGGGCGATGACTTCTTCAACATCCATTGTTGGCAGCACTGGCTTTTCTTCCTTGACCTCACGCACAACCGCCTCAACGGTCTGTACGTTGTCAAATTCCTTCCCTTCCATCTCGTCGGCTGTTGGTGCTGATCCAAGTTCAGGGAACGCCTTGCGCAATGCTTGAGCCTCTGCGCACTTTGCCAATTGGGCATATGGGCGCTTCATCCACATTGCATTTGGCGCAACAGACTTATCCTTTCCTCCTTTCATTGCGTAGTTCTCTTTCCAGCGCTCGGTAGCCGCATACTCTGCAATCTGGCCGTTTGGTAACACGCGCTTGACGATTACCTTGCACGATGTTGGGTAGGTGATCTCAATACCCCCGATATTCTCTGTCTTATCTGCGCCGAACTCTGGCTCAGTAACACCAGCACATTCACCTGTGCGCGCCATCTGTGTGCGGTACAGACCAATGCCGGGCATTACTACATCGCGCATCGTCCCTGCTTTTGCATCCCATATTGGCACAATATGGACTGGCTTCTGCATTGGATCGAGGCCGGACGCTTGGCAGTAGCCCAGCACCATCTTGATGCTGTCCGTCTGCGCGCCGGGGTACAAGCTGTTGCGCAGCACGTTTATCAGGTCATCCTCGGTCATTGCAGATACAGCAGTGCTTTGCGTCTTTGTTGCTAGTGCTGTTCCTTTAGTTGGTGCGTTCATTCTGTTTCTCCTTTGCAAATCGTTTGCGTTGTCCTGCGCTCCGTGCTGGAAAGTGAGCCATCCTGCTAATCACTCTCCGCGCTTCATGCGCCAATCTGTGAATCTCCATCTGAGCGATGGCGGCTTTGAATTCGATGTGTTCGTGGCGTGTCATTTCAGCTTGCAGTGAATCAAACACATGATCGTTGACCGTAAGCTCATGCCGTGACGACGAAGGCGCTTGTACTCAGCTATGCGCTTGCATAGATTCACCAGCCATGAAGGGTTGCGGCGTGGGATTAGGATTGAGCGGTTCATTGGTTATCTCCCCATTGATTTGCCATTGCTTCAGCTATTCCTTGGAAAGTTTTAGCCCTGTTCTTTTGCCTGTCTTTCCCACCTTTGTTAAACCAATTTCCAGCCTGTTTTGTGTTCTCACGATGAGCGACAATCTCTGTCGGCATCAAAGTGGGAAGGTTTTTTAGCCATAAGCAAGTTTTCTTTTGGAACGGATGCCCATGCTCAAACGGTTGCACAAATTGTGAATACTTAGGCAACTCGTACACGGTTGAAGGAATTGGGTTCTCAATAGCAATCTTCGGTATCGGCGCATTCATTAGTTGCATAAAGAACTCTTTAGCCTCAAGACCTTTTGCATATCGCTCTTGATTTAATTTACCCTCACCGCCTTTATACAAATGCTTTGCTCCTGCATTTGATATGTATGTGCATGGGGGGTGAGCAATCATCAAATCCCAATCCCATCCAAGAACGTCTAACACGCTTCCTTGGTAGTGGTTTCCAGCAACGTCAGTGGGTAATATGTCGCAACTCATCGCGTAGTGTCCTTTAGCCTTAAAAGCATCTCTAACTGTTCCTGAGTATTCGCAAGCTACTAGCACTCTCAATTTGTAATCTCCATAACCTTGCAACGCATCAACGCGCCATCACCAAACTGCACCGACTTACCATTCGCACACTGAGCAACCATCGAACTCATCGCGGCATGGTCTTGATGGCTTGCGTACTCATCAACCAAGAAAGCAACAACGAAGATTGCAGCTATCACCATGACCATGATGTAGAACGGCTCGGCTTCTGCATCTAGCTGTTCTTCCTTGTCCAGTAACTTGATGCGCGATTGCAGCTCATCGAATTGGTGCAACATGGCTCACTCCTCGAATGGATGCGAATGGATGCAGCTCAGTAAAGTGCCACTCGATGTAATTTGCCAATCCGAGATAGCCTTTTTCGTGCAGTGTTCCACTATGGGTTTTTGATACTTTTGCGCGGAACTCATCAAGCGTTCCGATGAAGCATCCGCGAGTAACCGTGATGCCTTTTTCTTTGTTTCTGAATGCAGTCAAAGTTCCAAGCGATGATCCGACGTTGCTGAAAAACAAGATTGACGCATCGCCGGACACCCGCGCATCGCCGTACACCCACGCATCGCCGTACACCCGCGCATCGCCGTACACCAACGCATTGCCGGACACCTGCGCATCGCCGTACACCCACGCATCGCCGTACACCCGCGCATCGCCGTACACCAACGCATTGCCGGACACCCGCGCATCGCCGTACACCCGCGCATCGCCGTACACCCGCGCATCGCCGTACACCCGCGCATCGCCGTACACCAACGCATTGCCGGACACCCGCGCATCGCCGTACACCCGCGCATCGCCGTACACCCGCGCATCGC